TAATTTACAGACTTTTTCAATAACGATAGGATAATCCCATAGTAAATGACGAAACGCGCGAAAGCGTTGGTGGTGTGTTCGAAAGGCCATAACGCCAACTTTGGGGACAATTGCGAGAAATCATGAATCCAAATATTACTTGATTTCATTATTTTAAAATAATACCAATAAATTAAAATGTCGGGTTTTCATCTAGCTTGTACTCACAAAACGCGACGGGTCGTTCCTTGTAGTCGATGTTGTTGTACAATCCAGCACGTGCGGCTGACCGTATCAACCAGCGGAACGTGTCCCAAAAGTCCCGATCGTGGGCGTAACGTTCGGTGGAGACGTGCGCCAACTCGTGCATCACCACGAAAAAAGTTTCGTTAAACGAGTTCAGGTTTCCTTTCTGGTTGTGTAGACACACAGCGATATAGCGTCCTTTGTTGAGATTGTACGCAAAGGCGTGTCGGTTTTCTTCGTGTTCCATTTCTCCGAGTTTCCCGGACCAGTTGTGTTTTATCTTTTCGGTACGTGGATCGGTCGGGTCCAACACGCTAATGAGCTTATAGGTATGCGTTTTGAGTTTTCGAAGAAACGTACCGATTCGCGGATCACCGGAACAACGCGAACGCCTTTTTAGGACCACCACCACCAAGACCAGAACCAGGACCGGGACCACCGCCGCCGAAATGAATCGCATTGTTTTTTAACATAATAGACTCTTTTTAAATATTCTTCATCATACTCTGGACTCCAGACAGTAGCATACTGGGGTCGATCGCATTTTCACCCATCTGACTCGCGTATTGTTGGGCCAGTTGCTCGATACCTTGCATCAGTCCCGCGGGAATGCTATTGATCGTGGTACCGAACATGAGTAAAGTGTTGAGATGCGCCCAGATAGCCTCCTTCGTGTTCGCGGTAATATCGGGAGACTCCCAAACACTCTTCAAATTCAGTTCCTGATTGAGCGGAATGCTATCGTCAAGCATCAACGTTTCGTCCTTGCTCATAATCTGATCGGCGTACGGCCCGACATGTTCCATAAACATCATCAAGACCTTGCGAGGATTCGTTTTCTTGAGCATTTCAAAAGAGTTTTTGTAAACCTTAATCTTAGTCTCCGAGGGAAACGTCAACGTAAGTTCGTCAATAAAGTGCTCAAGCATCATTGTAAAGGAACCGATGGTGCTTTCCGATGTCATTATTATTTAGAGTATTAAAGCCGTTTATTTTTAAATGGTTTTTCCGCGTTTTGAAATATTGCAACGCTAACAGAGCAAAGATCCCGGTGATTAATACAATGCCTAAATAATTACCCGTGTTGTTAAACCTTTGCTGCATTTTCGACTGAACTTCCGCAAGCTTCTGGTGGTATTTCATTTTTTAATTATAAAATCTGTTTAAAAATCCTCATCCATACCGAATGCGTTGAGTTTGTCCGACGTCAACACACCCGCTTTCGTGTACTCGCCTACACGACGCTCGAAAAAGTTGGTCTTTCCAGACAAGGAGATGTGTTCCATAAAATCGAACGGGTTTTGTGTTCCGTAAATCGCCGAGTATCCGAGCTGGAGGAGCAACCGGTCCGCCACGTATTCGATGTACTCTCCCATAAGCACGTCGTTCATTCCGACCATGCGACACGGGATGGACTCGATGATAAATTCTTTCTCGTTGTCGACCGCTTCCGAAACGATCGTTACAACCTCTTCTTGACTCGGTTTGTTTACTAGGTACTTGAACATCATCACTGCAAAATCTTGATGCATTCCTTCGTCTCTAGAAATCAATTCGTTGGAGAAACTCAGGCCGTGCATGAGCCCGCGTTTCTTGAGCCAGAAGATGGCACAGAAGGACCCCGAGAACATGATCCCTTCGACGCACGCAAAGGCGATCAGCCGTTTCGCAAACTCCGGACAGCTTTCACGGCGAATCCATTTCAAGGCCCAGTCCGCCTTCTTTTTCACGGACGGAATGGTATGTGCCCCGCGAAGGAGATGTGTCTTTTCGTCTACGTTCTGAACATAACGGTCTATCATCAAGCTGTAGGTCTGACTGTGAATCGTCTCGTTGAACTGTTGCACGCTGTAAAAACTCTTGGCCTCCGGTATCTGCACCTCGTCGCTAAAGTTCCTCGCGAGATTCTCGTTGACAATTCCGTCCGACGCGGCAAAAAAAGCTAGAATATTCTTGATAAACGTACGTTCATTATCAGACAATTTCGCGAAATCAGCCTCGTCCTGTGAAAAGTTAATCTCACCCACCGTCCAAAAAGAAGCGACCAGTCGTTCGTACATGTCCCACAGGTCCGTGTACCGTATCGGAAACAAGACGAAACGATCCGGATTTTCAATCAGTACGGGTTCTCCGTACTTTTCAAGGAACGTCTCGGTGGTGTATGCCCGCGTCCCGTCGTGAAACACCGGAAAAGACTGGAAAATAGTTTCCTCTTTTATCTCTTTGAGAAGGGAGTACAAGTTATTCTTTTTTTGAACCACGACGCCGCGGATGTTGTGCGTTTTCAATAAACGCTCCGCATCATCGCACCGCGGGCAATCGGCCTTGGAGTACATCGTCTTGACTAGGAGGTCCATCTTATTACTATTATTTATTTTTTATATTCTTAAACAAGCGTGGTTTCTTGATCGTACGATAACAGAGCTCCGTTGCTCCATAAAATCTTAAGAACGGTACCCGGTAACATATCATCGTTGTAAAACATGTGTTTCATTTGTAGGTGTTTGTTATGGAAAAAGTCGTGTCGAGGCCCTGCAAACTTACAGATCCGACCAAGCACGTGATCTTCGATATTTTCCTCCGGGTTTACGAGAACAGCCATGACAATCTTCCGCCCTGTAAACGTAACAGCCTTGGCGAGGGCGTCGTGTGAAGGACCGGGATCCTCGGGACGGGTACGTACAACTCGATACTTCTTGTCGCGTTTCCACGTGAAACGATACTCGATACTTTCGTCGGACTCGTTGTTTTCCGGTATTCTAATGTCCTGACCGCTCATATACCGATCCGTAACATCCTCTTCGCCGTCAATTCCGAAATATCGGACCACCTTGTATACAAACAACGGAGGTGGCTTGAACGTAATACGATTCAAAAACTCGGCGTAAAACTTTTTGATACATGTGTAATAATAAAACGCGTTTACAAAAAAGTTTATCATTTTCATTTAGTAATACACTGTTTCTTTAAATCGTTTTAAAGTTAACAATTCTTTTTATCGATAATGTCGTTGGATCAACGTCATCAACAGAAGGTGTCCGATCTCGACAATCGGCACACGCTCATAAACACCTTACACACGACCATTCGGCGCTTGGAGAAACAAAAAGAACAACAGGACGACGTGTTCGAGGTGCTCCGACTCGATGACGAAATTCACCAAATCCACGATCGTGTTTGTGTGTTGTCACAAAGCACGGAGACGGACTATCTCATGAAAGTGTCGACCGTCTTGCAGGAGCATAACGAGCTATATCACCCGGACGAAGAGTTTTCCCAAATCGTAAGCAGCGACCAAGCGTCCATTTGTAGCTACGTCGAAAAGAAATCGCAGAACAAGCGCGGACAGTTGCTCACGTCGTACATGCACAAGATGGAAGGAAGCGCGGACATTCACACGTCGGCGGAGCTTCAGCCGTCGATCGGTACCCGCGGAATTATGTGTCGCGACTGTGACGTTCCCATGCGCCTGTCGACGAACGAGTCGTACATCGTGTGTTCAAAATGCGGAAACCACGACGTGTATTTTGAACCGAGCGTGTCCGGTTTGACGTACGAACAAGAACTGAACACGGACACGAGTGTACATTTCGCGTACAAACGCATCAACCATTTGCGCGAACTTCTCGCGCAACTCCAAGCCGAGGAGCGTTCGGAGATTCCACACGACGTCATCGCGAAGATGCAGGCGGAGTTCAGAAAGGCGCGGGTGGCTAGCGTCAACGAAGTCACACAAGCCAAGGTTAAGATGTACCTAAAAAAATTGAACCTCAACAAATTCTACGAACACGCGCGACAGATCACAAACATCCTCAGTGGCAAGCCGCCTCCGGTAATCTCCGGTGAGCTGTACGAAACCCTCGTCAACATGTTTCACGACATCCAAGAGCCGTTCGAAGAGGTTTGTCCGAAGAATCGGAAAAACTTTTTCAGTTATTCGTACATTTTACACAAGTTCTGCGAGCTCCTCGGTGAGACTGATATGATGGAACTGTTCCCTTTATTGAAGAGCCGGGAGAAGCTCTACCAACAGGATTGTATATGGCGCGATATTTGCAAAATCACCGGCTGGGTGTTCCACAAGAGCGTTTGAAAAAAAAAATCATTTAAAAAATAGACGCGTTGTATCTGTAAAATGGAAAAGGTTGATCATTTGGAAGAGGATACGATACAGATACCGAGCCAGCGATTTGCGCTCATTTCGATCGTGTCACCGACGTCGAATCAGAAATTCAGCACGTGCGCGTTGAAAATTCGTGGAGTGTTTGCGACGGAGGATGAGGGTAGACGTCATGCGGACAAGCTGTCCAAAGTGGACACGACGTTCGATGTGTTTATAGTGGACATGTACAAGTGGCTACCGATTCCCCCCGACACCGACCGAATCGAAGACAAAGTGTACCAGGACAAGGTCCTCAACGATCTGATCCAGGGACACAAGGAACAGCAAATACTCGTCAAGCAACACTTTGAAGAACAAAAGAAGAATAACATGCACCATCCCCCGACCGTGACCGAAGAAGAAGAAAACACTCCCCTGAGCTAGTTTTGCTTTTTGATTGTGATTGTGTTTTTCTTAACAGTTTTACGATATTGATTATGTATGTCCTTTATTTCACGGTCGTCGTGTTTAGGGTCGTACAAACGATTGTGGGCGCTCCAAAACTTGGGGTGCCCGACGCGAAAGGATGTTTTAGGATCGAACAGTCGAGCCTTGTACCAGAACACGACGTCTTCGATTTTGTTACTCTTGATCGTATTGTCAAGAACGATACACTCGTAGTTTTCGGTGCAAGCATCCATAACCTGATTAAACATGTCAAACGTGGGGAAAATCCCGAAAAAGTTTTTGTAAATCTTCTCCCGATTCTGTAAGATGTTTTCTCTAAACACGAATATATAGTCGATGTTCGATCGCAAGTCGGGAGACAAGTCCATACAGTACTGCATGGTTAACATGAAAAACACATTCCAATGACGTCCGTTGTAAAATATTTGCCGCATGATCTTCTCGCGTAAAAACTTTTTGTCGTACATGCAATCGTCCAGGATAATAAACACGGGACTGTCGCGTTCACCGCTTTTGATGAGCGAACGTTGTCGAGCCACGACTTTTTCTATCACATCGGAACGAAACTCGTTGTAGATGAACAAATCCGGAACAAACTCTTGATAAAAGCAATTACCCTCCTCCGTCCCCGACATCACCACACCTGCCGGTAAGTGCTTTTTGTGATACATGATATCTTTTACACACGTCGACTTTCCGCTCATACGCTTCGCGATATACACCACCAC